CTTCAGGGCAACCAGGCCAGCGTCGGACACGTCCCAGACGTTGTCCATGGTGAACGTCGCCGGGTTGGGCAGGCCGGGGATCTGCGTGCGGACGTTGGCATGGATGGTCGTGGTGTCCACGAAGTCAAAGTCGCCGCCCGAAGCGCTGATGCTGGTGGCCGTCGTGATCGACGTGCCGAGCGTGAGCTTCTGAACCGTGCCGCTTGAGAAGGTGTCAAACAGGGTTGTGTCCACACCTTCAAGGGTGAAGACAGAGCCAGACGCTGCGGAAATGCGCACCACCTTGCCATCGACCTGGTACATGCCTTGCACACTCAGATAGACGATGTCGCCGTTGGCGTAGCCGTGGGTCGAGCCGGTTGTGACAACACCGGGCGATGCCTTGGTGATTGTCGTGATCGCAACCGTGGCAGCGATGGCCGATTGCATTGCCACCGCTACTGCGGACCATTTGCGGGGAGTTGCCATGATGAGGCCCTTTCAGTCGATGGCCGTCAGGCCGTTGGATTTGCGCAGGTCGCGCCGATGTGGAACTATACAGACAAGAGGGTGACATTGATAGTGCTGGCCACAAGGCCGGTCTGATCGTCCGCGCCAGCGTCGCGCCCAACAACCTGATGGCCGGCGGAACGAAGCGCTGCCTCGACAGCATCGGCAGCGGCATCGGCCTGAGTGCGGGTCTTGCCCCACACGCTCACGGCAAACGTCACGAAGTCGCCAAAGTGCATCGATGAAATCGAGTCGATTGGATCGGTGCCGGTGCGTGCGTAGACAACGGCCGGATACGCCGCGCCCTCGGGCAGCATGTCCGGGTAAATGCGCGACGACACCAGCGCTGTGACGCCAGCAACATTCAGCGATGCGTACAGATCAGATTCAGCGGACACGTTTGTTCAGCCTCTCGATTTGCGGAATGATCACGCTCATGAACTTGTCGATAGCGTCCTTGCCTTTTGATTCAGCAGCGCCGCGCATGAACCCCAACGGCGCAATGAACTTGGTGCCGAACTCCAGGAAGCGCCAGTAGAACGGATCGTTCGGATTCTTGGCCCCAGCCTTGCCAAAACGCTTTGTCTGCGCCGCGCCGCGCAAAGGCCGGACGCTCACATAGACGCCCTCGTTGCCTTCGCGCCGCGCAAACTTTGAGGCCCGTACAGTGATGCGCTTCTTGACCGTGCCAGGCTTGCGGTATGGGGTGGCCTTCTTGAGCACAGGCGCATCGGCGCGAGCTTGAGCATTGATGACCGTACCGGCTTGACGCAGCGCAGCGCGAACCGCCTTCTTGCGGATGGATGCGCCCACATCAGCCATCGCCCGCTTCAGATCGTCGATGCCGGAAAGCTCAAACTTGAAGCCATCAGATTGCATTTCTGACCCCGGTAGAGCACATCAGCTCAAGCTCATTATCATTGTCGATGATCGAGACAATATCCATCAAAATGGCGCCGTGCTTGATGCGCATTTCTCGCGTGACTGCCAAGGGCTTCAGCAGGTTCACTCGATAGTCCACGCTGGACATGGTTTGTTCAGCGGCAAAGAACTCACGCCCACGGATCGGCGAGACAGCGGCCCAGCGAGTCGCAAAAGTCACCCACGTCACCGACTCTTCGCCGATGCTGTTTCTGGTCACCGACTTTTGTTCGATGATGACGCGCTTGTCTCGCTTGCCTGCTGGGGTCATGTGTATTCCCTCAGCGGTTGCAAGATGGACGCCACGCCAAGCGGCAATTCAGCCAGTTGGCCGATTGTGGTTGCTTCTCGGTTTTTGAACAGGTGCCCCACAGTCAGCAACACACCGGCCTTGAATTGACCGTTGATGACAATACCAGCCATCGTGCGCCGGTATGCCTCGCGTGCGCGGTCATAGGCCCGATCTGCTACGGACTGCGCTGCATCGCGCTCCACCTCATCAGCCAAAGCCTGAGCCGTGGTCGTCGCTGCATTGTGCGCGGCAGTCGCAGCCGTCATCAAAGCAAACGCGCCAGATTGCGCAGTTGTCAAAGCCGTCGAATCAGCATAGACGTTCCGGTCGATGAACTCCACAGCGGACGCCTCGGCGGCATCTGTGTAGATGGTCAGAACGGTGTCATGGTCGTTGCCATCAACACCGCAATGCGCCTTGACCTCAGCCAGCGTCAGCAGCATCACGCGCCTTCCTGCCACGCTTGGCCGTCACGGGTTGTTCTTCCGCCTTGATCTCAGGCGCAATAGGTGGCGTGATGTAAACCGCACACTTGCAGTCCTCGACAAGATGCCGCGCCATCTCAGCGCCACAGCGAAGCAACTGGCCAGGCTCAAAGCCGCCAATGCTGGACATCGCGCCGAAGGTGGTAAATCGTACTTGTGGCATCTTTGCTCCTTGCCTCAACACCCACTGAGATGCTGAGGAAAGGCCCCGCGAAGGGGCCGGGCCATCGGGTCACCTGACCGTCAGAACCCACCAGCCGTTAGGCTGGGGTCAGGTCACCGGCACGGATCGCGCCGGGCACTTCAGTAGCCAAGGCCAGGCGACGCTCAGCGCGGATCGTGATCAGGTTCTTGGTGAAGTTGTCGGAGTCGGACTCGGACATTTCCACCACGACGCCTTCGCGGTTGTACAGGGTGTAAGCCTGCGAGAACGCGCCAACCGCGACGGTGTCGGCAGTGACACCCACCGACTGGACCACAGGGACGCCCCACAGACGCATCACACCGGCAGCATCGACAGCGACACGGACTTGACCGGCAGCAGTGGTCAGCAGGTCGATTTCGATCTGCGCGAAGTCGGCAGGGTTCAGCAGGATCGCTTCGGCAGGGTAGCCAGCGGCCCAGGTGTCGGCGATCATCTTGCGGATCAGCACCAGCTTCTTCAAGGTCGAACCCAGGTTCGCATCAGCGTAGCCGTGGGCCGTGAAGTTGCCGGTGTCGAACATGCCGGAGATGTTGGGCGCGGTGCCGTCGCCGCTCACCAGTTGCGTTTCAACCTTGCGGTTCACGCCATAGGTCATGCGGTTGTTGACGTACGCGGCCAGTGCCGTGTTGTCCATCGCCAGTTGGCGGCTGATCTTGATCCAGTGGGCGACGGTGCTCACTGGCATGTTGACCAGCGACCAGGTCAGCGACGATTCGGCCTTGGCGGAACCTTCGGCAGCTTCGGCGGCGTTGTTGGTGAACACGTTTTCCTTGGTGAACTCGACCGCATTAGATGTGGTCGTGGTGCTGTTCAGCAGGGATTCAATTGTCAGCATCTGGAACGCGCCAGGCACGATGCCAGGGCGACGATCAGGGGCCACGGTCGTGGCAGAGCCGGTCAAGGTGTTCTTGACTTCGACGCGGGCTTTTTGGGTGCGGCCACCAACAAAGTCAGCAAACGCGCTGGCCTTGATGAGCTGACCGCCCCACGATTCGTCGGCCTTGGTTTCAGGGGCTTGGGTCAGGCCCTTCTGTTCCAGTTGCAGCAGACGGTCGGCCAGCTCGCGCTGTTGGGTGCCGATAGTGTCCAGCGCAGCCTTGGTGTCGGCAGACACTTTACCCAGGGTTGCCAGTTCGCCGTCAGCCTTTTCGGACATGGAGGCGAGCTTCTTTTCGACTTTGTCGATATTGGCGAGAACGATTTCGATGGTCATGATGTTTCCTTTTGAACGATTGCAGGATGCGCTTAAATGGCGAGGCGTTGCAGGCGGGCTGCAATTTCTGCCATCTTCGCTTGCGACTCATCAGGTGCGTGATCCCCACGGCCAAACAAGTCACGAGCGCGGGCGGTCAAAGCAAGTGCCGCCCCTTTGCTGAGGCCACCTGCATCCCGCAGAAAGCTCTCAAAATCACGGATTGTGTCGATGCCGCCAATCAGCGCAAGCTGATCGGCCTTCACAGAATCAAGATCAACGCGGGCAGAAAGATCAGCAGGGAAGGCGACTGGCGAGATTTCCGAAAGTTCGGACCACTTGCGAATGATCCGCCCGTTTTCGGTTTCCTCAAAATCGCCAGCCTTCAAGAATCCACCGATTGAAAGGCCATCAAGGGTGCCATGCTTCAGAGCGGCACGAACGTCAGCGGAAAGCGAGTGACCCGGCGTCAGTTCGCCTTCAACAAACAGGCCCTTGTCGTCCTCGCGCACCTTGGTCCATTTGCCAATCGGCATATCCCATTGGTGATTCCAGAACATTTTTGGCTTTGCTTTGCGCAGCGTCGATTCAAACGCGCCCTTGATGATGGTGTCGCCGTAGCTGTCCACACCACCAAACACGGAGGCATAGCCCGAAAACTTCCCTGCATCTCCGTCGAATTTCAATTCGACGGCATCAAGGTTGAGCATCTTTTTAAGCAACATTCACGCCCCCTTGTGTCCCCAACTGGCCCAGCGGTGCCAGGTTTGTCTGAGCCGTCAATTCGTCCGTGCCTTCCATCGGCGGCAGGTTCTCCAACTGCCGAACCTCGCGCCGCGTCATCCATCCATTCT